GTCTGAGTTCGTTAGGCCTCTTCGCTCGGATCGGCCTCGAGTTCTCGCTGGCCAAGCTCTACGCGATGAAGCGCATCGTTTTCGGGCTGGGCTTCCTGCAGGTGCTGGTGACGCTGCTGGACGGCACGCCCGTGGAGGTGTCGCAGGCTGGCAGCGTGGACTCCGCGGCGGGGACGGCCACAAAGTACATCACCGAGACGAGCAGCGACGGCATCACCGTCCACCACGAGAACGACGCGGACAACTACGCACTCATCGATGGGGACGGCATGGACGTCGTGAGCGGCGGCGAGAGCGTCGCGCACTTCGGCGCCCACGCGCGCGTGGGCGCCGAGGACGGCTCGCACGTCGCCATCACCGAGGACGGGCTGGCCGTGTACGACGGCGACGCCCTGCTCTCCGAGTTCGCGGGCGACCACGCGGCCATCCTCTCGCACTGGGCGGACGCTGGCCGTCAGGCGGGCGACGTCGGATACATCAGCGTCGTGGGCGACTCCGGGCGCATCGAGACGGAGATAGGCGGCACGCGCGACATAATGCGCGTCCGCGCGTTCGGTCCGCTGTTCCTGCAGGGCTATGACGGCGTGTACGCCGTGAGCGAGAGCGGCGGCGTGTGCACGTCGCAGAACCTCGCAGCGCTCCCGCACCTCGAGCACGGCCGCGTGGGGCAGTCCACGAGCATCGCAGCTCGCAGCTACCACGACTTCGACGTGACGTTCGCGCAGGCGTTCGACACCGCGCCCGACGTGACGTGCACGGTCTACACCACCACGAGAGCCACCACGTTCGACTGCGACATCTACCTGCGCGCCGTGACCACCACGGGCTTCACTGCGCGCATCGTGAACCGCGAGGGCGCGTCGCGCTCGCCGGGGTTCCGCTGGATTGCGATTGGCTAGGAGGCCACATGAACGAATTCAACGTGTAGCGACGCACCGAGACGAGCCTGTCCATCGGCAAGATTAACGGCTGGCAGATGCTCGACCGCGAGCTGACGCCCACGCACACCATCACGCGCGACGCCGACGGCGGCTATGTGCTGACGCCTGTGGAGAATGCGAACGAGGCCGATCCGAGCGAAGAGGCCTAACGAACTCAGACAATCAAACTTTTATTGGGGCCGTCCGAATGGGCGGCTCCTGCTTAGGAGGACTAATGCCAGCACTTTTTCCTGACAACCTGTTTCTGGCCATTGTGGCCCTGAACCCCACATGGTTTATCCTCGCATTCGTGGGCATCGTCTTCGACCTTGCCACGGGCTTCGTGATCAAGGGCGTCATTCCTCACAACATACAATCAAACATCATGCGTGAGGGGCTTGTGCACAAGAGCTGGGAGGTCGCAATCATCCTCTGCTCTGCGCTTTTCGACATTTCCATCAACGCGGGTCTTTATATCGTGGGCTATGACGCAGGGATGCAACTCGTGAGCACTGCGACGTGCGGATTCATCCTGCTGATGGAGATTGCCAGCGTTTGCGAGAACGCTCTGGACGGCAACCCAGAGCTGGCATCCGCACCAATCATCAAGTACGTGAGTCAGGCCAAACAGGAAGCGCTTGACCCTGACGCCACGAACGACCTTGGGCGCCACATGGGTGACGCGCAATGACGGACCTCGAGCGCCGGTTCACCTACCACCCGCCCAAGGAGGACCAACCGGCAGACTTCAAGGCGATACGCAACCGCGCGCGCCGCATGGCGGAGACCGTGGACGACCTCTGCCCGGACGGGCGCGAGAAGTCGATCGCCATCACCAAGATCGAGGAGGCCGTCATGTGGGCGAACGCGGCCATAGCCAGAGGGGGCGAGTAGCGTGGGGACCGTCCGGGACGTTCTGGAGATCGCCGGCGCGGAGGTGGGCTATTCCCGCTATGCAGACCCGCAGGCCGGCACCAAGTACGGGCGATGGTACGCCGGGATCGGCGGCAGCTACTACGCGGAGAGCGGCGTGCCCTACTGCGCCATGTTCGCGAGCTGGGTGCTCGACCGGGCGGGCGTTGCCTGCGCGGGCCTTCCCGGCGCCTACTGCCCCGACATGCTGGAGGCCGCTCGCAGGGCAGGTGCCACCGTGGCCCTCGCGGAGGCCGAGCCCGGCGACCTGATCTACTACGACTGGAACGGCGACGGCGAGAGCGACCACGTGGGCATCGTCGTCAAGAACTACGGCGGCGCCAACTTCGAGACCATCGAGGGCAACACCTCCGGTGGCGCCGCGGGCTCGCAGACCAACGGCGGCATGGTGGCGAGGCGCAGCCGTCCGGCGACCTACGTGTGCGGGATCGTCCGGCCCGACTACTCCGGCACGGGCTCGCAGGCCAACGGAACGAAGGCCGGCCTGCTCGACGTTGACGGGTGGGTGGGGCCGCTCACCGTGCGCGCGTGGCAGGAGCAGCTGGGCACCACCGAGGACGGCGAGATAAGCGGCCAGATGGCGGAGTACGCCCCGCTGTTCCCGCGCGTCTCCGCGATGGCCTACGGCGGCGGAGGCTCCGAGCTTATGCAGGCCGTGCAGGGCCGCATCGGAGTGCCGCATCCCACGGGCATCGCCGCCCAGGCGACGGTTCGCCTGCTGCAGGGGTGGCTCATTCTCCGAGGCTACGAGATCGACCCCGAGGAGGGCGGCATGCTGGGGGAATCGACCGCCAAGGCACTGCAACGCTCGATCAACGCGAAGGAGTGGTTGTGATGGCAGGGAGACCGACCCCGAGGAGCCCGAAGGCGCGGCCCACGAGCGCAGCCGTCGCGCTCGTGGCCATGATGCTCTTCGCCGTGCTCGCGCTCGTCGTCTCGTGGGCGCTGTCCCACGACCTCCCCACGGAGGCGGAGCAGCGGCCCGAGCGCGTGATCACGCACGACAGCCTCGCGCCAACCTACACCTACGACGGCGAGGTTATCAGATGGTATGTGCTCATTGACCCCGATACCGATGTGCAATACCTGGTGAACGACAGGGGAGGTTGCACGCCACGACTTGACCAATACGGTGGCATCATCGGCGTGCAGAGCTACTACTAGAGCGAAAGAGGCTCATCACCCCGCGTGGGTGGTGGGCCTCTTTTCACTTGCCTGTTACTTGCCTGAGAATTTCAAGCGTTTACAAAACCGCAGGTAAACGGCTTGTTGTAAGGCGATTTAAGGGCCTGTTTACTTGCCTAACGACTATTTACCCATGGATTTACGACTACTTACGACTAAATGCTTGCGCTCAAGTTTACTAACGCCTGACACGGCTTTTCAGGTGCTAACATGGTTGTGGTCAGTCAGCAGCATATAGAGAGCGCTTTGACGGACTCTGGCGTATATCGGTTCCCGCTGATATGCGCCTTTCATTTTTAGCAGAAAGTTGCCATCTGGCTTACATCGCATAGTTGTGTAAGCGGGCTATGTAGAAGCGATGCGCACCAATGCGCACCAAATGCACCGACAAACACCGACAAGCACGGACAGCTACAGACAGATACGCGCAGGTACGGACATGTGGAGAGGTGTTTAATCTGCCCTCTCAAGGCGGAGATCACCAGTTCGAATCTGGTACGGGCTACCAACAAAGCAGCAGGTCAGAGGCAAAGCCCCTGACCTGTTTTCTTTTACATGCGTGCTAAGCCTTGCTAAGCTCAAAACATGGCATTCATTCGGCCTGCAACTCTATGCATTTGCTGCTGCATTATCCATCTCTGCCTGTTGGCCACCCTCAATGACGAAGAGCTTGCCCATGCGCTCTGCTGCCGCTGCCGTGTCTGGCATGAGGTAGTTGGAATAAGCAACCCTCGTGCTGTGGCCATGCGTGGCCGCATTCAGGCTGTCGGATACGCCAGCGGCCTGCATCATGGTCTCGTGGGTTGCCCTCATCTGTTTGAGGTGGATGAACGGCACTTGTGGCTCTTGGAGCATCACGCCATGGTACACGTGGGTCGCTGGCTGCTTTGGCATGTGTTTCGACACCTTGAGCGGTTCCCACATGGAGCGCCATCGACGGCTGATGTTCTTCGGTGACACGTCACAGACCAAGGCATCCCTGTTTCCAGCCAAGCACCAGAGCCTTTCGCCAAACGGCTCGACCATGGCCACAATGCGCACGCTCTTCTTTGTCTTGGTGGTGCCCATGCCGTCCTTTGACGTGTTGGCGCCATGTACCGCTATCTGTGTGACCTCACGCCCTGCAATCGTAATGCGGCGCACGTCCTTCCATCTGAGTGCCAACGCCTCTTCACGGCGCAGGCCAGCGCCTACCATGCAGAGCCAGCACGTCTCTATGGGCAGGTCGCGCAGCCTTTCGGCAGCGACGAGCACCGTGCCCACATCCCACACGTTCTTGACGCCCTCGATTGCTGCAAACGGATCGTCCTCATAGTCGATGCCAGACAGATCGAAAGGCGCTGCCCTGCAGGGGTTCTTGGAGAGGTGACCCTCGCGCACCGCATGCGTCAGCACAGCAGAGAGTGCCTTGACGCGCTCTTTGGCCATGGACCTAGTTTGTGCCTGGATAACCACTGTCTGTATGTCTGCATGGCTGATTAGGGTTATGTCCTTGCTGCCGAGGGCTGGCAACCATGTGCCGCGCATTTCTGTTGCATAGCGCTCTAGCGTCACCTTGGCAATGCGCTTGCCACGTGTGGCCTTGTAGGCATCCCACCAGCGCGAGAGCGTCAGGCCCTTTCCAAGGTTGGAATCCATGCCCAGCTTTGCGGCAAGCTCAATTGCTATCCTATCTGCCTCTTCATCGTCCTTTGCTAGTGCCCAGAGCGTGCGGCGCTTGCCATCGCTCCTGTAGCCATGCCTGACGATTACCTTTATGGTGCCATCCGCCATGACTTTGCGTGTTCCAAGCCTACGGCGCGGCGATTTGTGCGAAGATGCCATATGGCAACCTCCTTCTCTCTGGTTGGTGGGAGCCACGCCCCTGCAAAACCTTTGGCCGGGTTGCAGGGGCATTTGCTTATAAGTGCTAGTAGATCACTTCATAGCTAGCCTTTCTGTAGATGGTTGCGCCATTGTCTGAGTACGAGACGAGCTCAACTAGGTGCGTTCCCTCAGTGCCGTCTTGTGGATCGTAGTCAACAGGGACGTTGCAATCACCAGCATTAAGCTTGTTGCGCTCGTGGCCATCAACGTAGACAACGCACACCGTGCCGTCACCGCCATACACATTGACTGACACCAGATCACCGTATGTGTCAGGTGCCCATGCAATGATGGGAACATTGCCGTTCTCCGAGGTGCCACCGGAAGACGAAATGAAGAACTCGAAATCACCCACCTCTTCAAGGCCAGTGCCGTCAAAGTCAAGCGCCTCTTGCTCTTCTGCAACGTCTGGCATCACATCATCTTGACTGGCTTGCTCAGGTTCAGCGTCTTCCACGCTCTCAACATCATCGGTGGTGGCATCATCGCTGCCGCCACCACATCCAGCAAGCGCTAGGGACACGCCTGCCATCAGAAACTCCCTACGTGTAAGCCTCATAACAATCCCCTTTCTTGTTCGCTAGTGCTCGGTTACCACTATTCGTCACTACTCCTAAGTGCCGAGAACTCATCAAGCGACATTCCCAGGGCATGTATCACCTTTTCGGCTGTGCTGAATTTCGGATCTTCAACCTTGCCGTTAACAAGCATCGAAACGTAAGCGTCTGAAAACCCCGAGGCTTTAACAATATGCTTCTGCTTGATTCCCCTTTCCTCCATGGCTCTCCTGAGAGCTTCAGCAAACGTCATTGCAGACCACATCCAAACACGCATCTTTGCTACATCCTAAGCCAATTTAAGAAATTTCACAAGACCGCTTGACTTTAACCTAAAATGTGCTTAGGTTAGATAACGACTTAAGCGCATTTAGGAAGGAGGTGCCCAGATGAAGACCCTTGAGCAGCTTGTTGACGATTGGACCAAGGCGCACACGCGCACGGCTCTTGCCGCTGCCTTGAAGTGCTCTGGACCAACTCTCAGCAACAAGATCAACGGCACTTCGGAACTCACTTTCTCTGAGGCTGAGAGCCTTGCAAAAGCCTTGGGCGTAAGCCTTGAAGAACTTGCTGAGTTCATTCATGCGACGAAGGCAGAACTTGCTTTCGCCTAGGCACGACCTTGCACCACTGCACCTTGAGAACCGCAGAGAACGCAGACCAACGCCACCAATGGAGCGTTGGCACAACGACACCGATTGGAGGTGATAACCCGTGGCCATGACTAAGAAGCAGCTCAAGGCGCTCAGGCGTCACAAGGCCATTGCCAAGCGGCGCAACATCCGCACCAACAACCTTCCCAAAACGAAGATTCAGCCGTTTTATGACGTGCTGAAAAGGAGCCATACCTATCGGCTCTACAACATCTAAGAAGAATGCCCTCAGTTGGGCCAACAACTGAGGGCCAGCCACCAGAGAGATGGACGATGGCAAATCAAATAATAGCCGATAACCGTGACCCAACTAACAGTCTGTTGGAGCACTATGCATCCATTCTCGCAAACTTCAATAGTCGAATGACTTTGAGAGAGGCAGAGGACGCATACACGCTGGACCACGGCGAGCTTAGGGCCGCGATTGAGAACGGCCGCATCAAGTATTTCAAGGCGGGAAAGACCCAGTACCGAGTGGGGCCCATGCACCTTGCCGAGTACATCGAGAAGTACCGCACATTTCAGAACGACCCACTACCCAGCTGATCCCACGCACGGCTGGTTGGCTGCACTCCTTTCCAGCCTAGCCGTCTAATGGCCAAACGGACCGCTATAAGGGGCAGGAAAAACCAACGTACTTGTCACGAGCTTGACTCACACACCACCCCTGCCAGCCATGCGTGAGGTCTCTCACCGACCAGAGAGAAGTAATTATGACCACAGAGCAAGTTATGCGCTACGAGCGCAGGCACAGAGAGGCACGGCGGGCCGCGAGGGCTCGTGAGCATTTCAGGAACGCGATAGTCGTGCTTCTTGGCGTGCTCCTTTCGATAGCCCTCATGGCGATTGCCGAGGGCGGCGTATCTGACGCAGAGCTGAGAGCCAACGAGATTGCCTATTGGGAATCTCAGGGCGTAACCATCTGGGAGTGGTGATGCTACGCAACTGCATCCACTGCGACCACCTAGAGCACACCAGCCCTCAACAGGTCTTTTGGCGCTGCAACTGGTGGTGCAACCCAAGCAATAACAAAGGTTGGGCCGACAAGTACGTGTGGAGCATGTGCCACCGACAGCCAGAGGCACCAGCCTGCCAGTTCTTCAAGCCGTACCAGGGCAGGAAGATAGGTGATGTGCGTGCAGATGCACCTTGCTTTCGAGCAGCAACAGCCTGACTCAGAAGGGCCGCAAGAGTATTGCCCAGGGCGATGCCCTCACGAGCTGTCAGTGCTTGACCCTGACGGCAACGATAAGAGTGAGTGCGACCTTACCTGCAAGGCCCTTGGGCACAGCATGTGGACTAACTGCCGTGTTTGGGGTAGCTGCACGCTGAGGGGTGACCTATGAGACCGCCACTGCACATCACCATCCCGACTAACCGTGCCTATACATCAAAGCGCAATTGGGGCAAGCCCAAGGGCATGGATGGCCTCAACGAGATCATCCGACAGAGCCGAACTAACAAGTACGTCGCAGCCGATGCGGAGCGTGAGAACTTGCTGCACTGCGCAAGGTTCATCAGTGCCGCAATGCGCAAGGCTGGCTATGCGCCAATGACCAAGGAGGACAGGCGCAGATGCCAGGTGTTTGTGACGGTGATCGAGCCTCACGACAAGCGAGATGTGCCCAACGTCTTTGGCGGCGTGCTCAAGTACGCGCTGGATGCACTCACGGCACGCAACAAGAACGGCGCTGGCGCCATCTGGGATGACAACACCAGATGGATGCCGCGAATGGTGCCAAGGATCCGCATTGACCCAACTAATCCAGGAATAGAGATAACCGTAATCCCGTTGGAGGATAGCAATGAAGCGTAAGGTACAAGTTAACGACAGGCCCACGCTCGGCCCGCTCATCAAGGCATGCGACGCCGCAAAGCTGCTTTGCTGCACCCCTCGAAAGATCACCGACATGTGCCGAAAGGGCGAGATCAAGGCCGTAAAGGTTGGCACCGACTGGCGCATCAACACCGCTGCTTTCCTAGAGCAGTTCGGCATTGAGTGGGAGCACGCCAATGATTAGCGGAGAGGGCTCGAAGTTCACGCTCGTTCGCTGCGAGGACAACGCCGGGTGGCTCGAACAGCGCAAGCGCGGCATCGGTGGCTCTGACGTTGCCGCAATCATGGGCCTGTCACCATGGCGCACGCCTGCTGAGGTGTGGCTTGAGAAGACGGGCCGCGCAGAGCCGCAAGACTTGAGCGACAGGCCGCATGTGCAGCGTGGCGTTGACCTTGAGGGCTACGTTGGCACCAAGTTCAAGGATGCCCACAAGGGCTTTCGTGTTAGGCGCGTCAACGCCATCTTCCAGAGCATAGAGAGGCCATGGGCACAGGCAAGCCTTGACTATGAGGTTGCAGTGCCTAACAACCAGATCTTGCGCAATTATGGCCACAAGTTCCAGCAGGGCATTGATTGGGGCGTGCTCGAAATCAAGACAAGCCGCAATGACGCTGACTGGCAGGACGGCATACCAGCCTACTACCTCACGCAGGTCATGCACTACCTGTCGGTTACAGGGCGAGAGTTCGCATGGGTAGCCGTGCAGTTTGACAGTGATTGGCTCTGGGAGTACCGCGAATATCGCATTGAGCGCGACGAGGAAGACATTGCCGCCATCAATGCGGCAGTAGACACCTTCTGGCACGAGTTTGTTGAGGCAGACGTGATGCCAGTGCTCGTGGGCACCGCTGGCGAGGTTCAGGGGCTTACCCAGATGTATGCCATGCCTACCGTCGAGAGCTTCACGACAACCGATGCCGACACCCTGCAGCTCGTGACCGACTACAAAGACGCATCTGAGCGTGAGAAGAGGGCCAAGGCCGACAAGCAGACGGCTTCAACCTTGCTCATGGCCAAGATCGGCGAACACAAGCAGATATTCACCGACACGGCCAAGGTCACGTGGTCACGCAGTGAGCAAGAGCGCTTTGACACCAAGCGTTTCAAAGCGGATCACCCAGACCTCTATGCACAGTACGTCAGCACCTACACCCGCAACGGTGGCCTGAGAGTCACCGATCTAAAGAAGTAAGACCATGTGGAGACCAATCAAGGGCTATGAGGGCCGATATGAGGTATCCGACGATGGCCAAGTGAGGGGCTTAACAAGAGCTGAGAGCCTTAACGATGGTAGGTCTAGGACTCGTAAGGGTAGGCAGCTCGTGCTCATGAACAAGAGAACTGGCTATCAGTGCGTGAACCTCTACAAAGACGGTCACATGACAACGCATCTGGTGCATCGTCTCGTGGCCGAAGCATTCATACCCAACCCCAAGAACAAGCCAGAGGTTAACCACATCAACGGTGACAAGCACGACTCAAGTCTGGAAACGGACGCAAGGGAAGGCTAACCGACGAGCAGATAAGGCAGATTCGCGCCTGCACTGACAGCCAAAAGGTCATTGGAGAGCGCTACGGCATTTCAAGCTCAATGGTTTACCTCATCAAGCAACGCAAGACATACAAGGAGGTCTCATAGATGGGACAGATCGCACAGGCAACGCAATGGCAATCCTTGCAGCAAGCAAAGCCACAAGACGGCATCCAGCGCATGTTGCAGCACGCATGGCCACGCATTCAGGCTGTCATGCCACAACACATGAGCAGTGAGCGCCTTTACCAGCTTGCAGTATCAACCATCAACCAGACGCCAAAGCTTGCAGAGTGCGACAGCGCAAGCCTCCTGTCGTGCGTCATGAAGTGCAGTGCCCTTGGGCTTGAGCCTTCGGCTGTCGATGGCTTGGGCAGGGCGTACATTCTGCCTTTCAAGAACCATGGCCGCATGCAAGCCACCTTCATCATCGGCTACAAGGGCCTTATCGACTTGGCTAGGCGCTCTGGGCAGCTTGTGAGCATCCACGCACAGGCTGTGTACCAGGGTGATGATTTTGACTTCTGGGAAGACGAGGATGGCCAGCACTTCAAGTTTCGCCCTAACCGCACTGTCGAGCACAAGCCAGAGAACCTTACCGACGTGTACGTGACAGCAAGCCTTGTGGGTGGCGGCAAGGTGTTTGAGCACATGACCAAGGCAGAGGTTGACGCCATCCGCAAGCGCTCGAAGTCTGCCAACAACGGGCCTTGGGTTACCGACTACGAGGCCATGGCGCTCAAGACCGTCATTCGCAGATCGGCGCGATACCTGCCGATGAGCACCGAGACTCAGGAAGCCGTTGCAGCCGACGAGACCACGCCTGACTACAGCGGCGTGCTCAATCCCATCATCACGGCACCCGCACCAGTCGAGACTGAGCCTGTGGTACCTCAGCCTGAGTATGCGGATGCCATGCCTGTGGGCGTTGATCCAGACACAGGCGAGGTCTACGACACGGCAGATGAGATCGACATTGCCGACGAAGACATTGAGTTTCCGGAGGGGGTGTAGCTATGTCCATCCGGAAACCAACGCCCGAAGAGCTGACCGAAATCCTGGCCAAGCACAAGCTTTGGCTTGAGAGCGACGGCAACGATGGGGCACGTGCCGACCTCGCACGTGCCGACCTCGCAGGTGCCGACCTCGCAGGTGCCGACCTCGCACGTGCCAACCTCGCAGGTGCCAACCTCGCAGGTGCCTACCTCGCACGTGCCGACCTCGCAGGTGCCAAGAACAACGATTTGGCGCTCTCCATGACAGAGATAGTGCCGAGGGAAGGCAGCTTCACGGCATGGAAGCAGACACGACTATCACAGAAAATCATCACCAAGAAAGTGCTCGTTAAGCTACGAATCCCAGAGGATGCCAAACGCTCCAACGCGACGGGCCGCAAGTGCCGTGCAAGCAAGGCGGAGGTGCTTGGGATGACCGACTTTGACGGCAACCCTGTCGAAGAGTCATTCAGCTACTACGACGGCACATTCACCTACCACGTTGGCGATGTGCTGGAAGTGTCCGACTTTGACGAGGACAGGCTACACGAGTGCGCACCGGGCATCCATTTCTATCTGACACCGGAAGAGGCAAAGGCGCATGCATGAGGCCAGTGCCGAATCGCTCAACCGCGCAACCGACCTAGCCGCTAAGTTTGCCCAGATGCGGGGCAGGACATGCCTTGAGGTCGTTAGGGCTGTCCTTGCCACGCGCACCCTGGCACGGCTTGGCTACAGGTGCGACCCAGAGCATGGCGATTGGGGCACAGGGAACGTCACGCAGGAACAGTGCGATGCGGCTATTGCGATTCTTGAGATTTGGATTAGGAGGGCAAGTGAGCAACATAAACAGGGTTGAGCTGTCGGGAAACCTGACACGTGACCCAGAGCTATCGGTGAGCAAGAACGGCAAGACAATGCTCAAGTTCGGCCTTGCCGTCGGTGAGAAGCGCGGAGATAAGGAGCTAACGCACTTCTTTGACTGCATCATCTGGGGCGGCTATGCAGAGACGATGCAGAAGTATTTGCACAAGGGCCAGAAGGTGGCGCTTGCTGGGAGCCTCAACTACAGCTCATGGAGCGACCCAAAGAGCGGCTACAAGCGCTCAAAGGTAGAGGTGTACGTGCGCGACATCGACACCATGGGGCCACCGCCAGCACGTGACGCCACAGAGTATGCGACAGGCCAGCAGATTCCCATTGCGGCAGCACCGCCACAGGTGCCGGCGCCAGAGGTCTACGACGAGGACATACCGTTTTGAGGTGATGCGTAGTGAATGCCCAAGAAGTCTGCAACGCCATATGCCAGAAGTTTTCAGACGCGAGGCAATACGAGTTCGAGCGATTCAGGAGCGCAAACCCTGATTGGGCTGTAACCAGCATCAAGAGCACCATCAGCCGGCTTGAGGGATTGCTTAAAGCATTTGGTGGTGATGCCACATGAGCGCACGCTATGCCATCTGGAAGGGTGACCAATGCATTGCCATCGGCACCGCTAAGGAGCTTGCAAAGAAGTTCGGCGTAACTGCCAAGACCATCCGCTGGTATGCGTCACCTGCCGCAAAGCGCAGGGACAACGGACGCCACAAGGTTGCTGAGCGCCTATGACGTGCTTGCTGATTTCGCTGCTGCTTCTGGCAGCTCTCATTCTGTTTCACTCAGCCATAGAGCACGGCGCCAGCGAGGATGTTGAGAAGGCATGTATGGTGCTCATTGGTGCCGTGCTCGTGGCGTTCCTTGCATGGTTCGTGCTCTATGGCCCGACACCCGACTACCTGCCACCTTACGGCACTGGCACCCAACCCATAGAAATGAGGGACTAGCCATGTATGACCCAGGCTATTCAAGCTATCAAGACCCACGGTTGCAGCCACCAGAGGAACCAGAGCAAGAGACCTGTGGCGATTGCGCCTACTACCGCGAGGTTTGCAGCTACCAGCCTGCCAACAGAATGACGCACTGTGTTGGCGTCTGCATCTTCGAGGTGTTCCAGGCTGACACGTTCGAAGAGCTGGCAAAGGCAGATCTGGTTGAGGTTGACCCTGACAGCAAGCCTTGCCGCGACTATAGGGAGGACAAGTGAGCTACAAGACCACAAACACCTACAAGGGCTGGCAGCTCGTGGAGACAGCCCACAACTACTACCACGCATGCAAGGGCAATCTCAAGGTTGCCGTTGGCTCCATCAGGCGTGGTGACCGCGAAGAGCTGACCAAGCGTTTCAAGAAGGTCGTTGACGGATTGGAGGACTCATGAGCGCCGGCGTCACTGGCTTTCTCTTAGGCGCATTTGTTGGCTGCTGGTTCGGCATGGTGGTAACTGCCGTGCTGGTTGCAGGAAGGGACGAACATTGAGACTCAAGGTAAAGCTAGACACCGACAAGGGTGCACTGCTGCCTGTTCGTGAGCACAGCACCGATGCAGGTGCCGACATTCTCTCACCGCGCAGCTTCCTGCTTGCGGCAAGGTCGAGCGCAATCATCCGCACTGGCGTTCATCATCCGCACTGGCGTTCACGTGGAGCTGCCGCCCAACACCGTTGGCATGCTCAAGAGCAAGTCAGGTCTCAACATTTTCCACGACATTGTTGGCGAGGGCGTCATTGACGAGGGCTTTTGTGCTAAGGAGCGATGATGGCAACCGCACGTGAGATAGAGGCCGAGGCTGCAAAGCCGATGGCGTTCTTCCCGCACGACACAAACGCCAGCCAAGACATGAAGCTTGAGCTTCTGCTGGATGATTACGGCATGGAAGGCTATGGCCGCTGGTGGCGTCTGTGCGAGCTGCTGGCGGCAACCGATGGCCACAGGATCGAGATAGGCAACGCACGTGTGGCAAAGGTGGTTGCACGCAATCTCATGTTCGAAAGCGCGGGCGACCTCATGACGTTCGTGGTGGAGCTTGCAGATCTTGGACTGATTGACACGCCAGGTGACGGATACATCAGCTCGAAGCGCATGAACCGAAACGCTGAATACTTCGGCAAGAAGCGTGCGGCAGGGCGCAAGGGTGGCAGAACCAAGAAGGCATCGGGGGGTGGTAGCCAATGAGTCTTAATCTGCACGCTGCTAAACCAAGCTGTCAAGCACTGCTTAAGCAGTGCTTCCAGCGTGCTAAACCAAGCTGTCAAGCTATAAAACAAAACAAGACAATACTAGACGGTGTAGGTAGTTCTACTACCTACTACCTACACCGTCGTAAGGTTGACTCTCTAGCAAGTCTTTTCTCTGGTTCTCTCTTTGTTGAAAACTCGGTGGCACCATGAAGGCTCGTGACTGGTTCGAGTCCATTGAGGCCGAGGGCAAGCGGATCCAGAAGGTAAAGGAGAGTCTGGCCATGCTTGAGTCGCGCATCGCGCCACACTCTCAGGGCTTCGAGCCCATGGGCCATGGTGGTGGACGAGTGATGGCGCGGCCGCGCGGCGCGGGGCGGCTGGCCGGCTGGTCCCTGCCCGAGGTGGCGAGCCACTGCGGCCTGTCCGAGCGGACGGTGCGCAGCATGCCGCCAGAGCCGCTGAGAGCCGATTCTAGCGTCGCTAAGCGCGAAACCGACTAATTACCCACATCGAGCGTTTGCGTGGCTTGCGCGGTACTAGCAAAGTCACAGACGCGATTCTGAAAGGAGTCAGACCATGGCGAAGCAAGTGAGCGTCCAAGAGGGCGGCATTGCGCGCCATCTGCGACGGCGGGCGCATGGTGGTCGCTGGAAACTTGTACATCCAAGGCGGCGGCATGGGCACGCCCAGCGCCACGCTGGAGTTCAGGGAGGAGCTGGACGATGGAGAGTAGGGAGCCGATCACGTGGGAGCTGCGTCGCGTCATGAGCCACACGACGATGGCGGGCTGCCCGCTGGTCGAGCTGGGCGAGTTCGAGTTCGGGCACCGCTGCGACGCCATCGACGCCGTGCACGCGGCGCTCGAGCGCGAGAACGCGGAGCTGCGGGCGCGCGTGGCAGAATTGGATAAGCGGGGCGATTCTATGCACGAAATCGGCAGCGCGACCGTGAGCATCACTAACGAGGTCGAGGCATGGGCAGACGATGGAGCGGGCGACCTCGCGGCGCTGCGCGACCTGGCACGTCGCCTGCGCGAGGTCGAGGTGCCCGGCGAGCGGGCGGGCGACGGTGGCGCGACCCTCAGGGCGCTCGATGATCTCGCTGCCGGCGTGCGCGACCTGGCGCTGTCGGCGGGCATCGTGGTGACCGGGCAGGAGCCGGCCCACGAGCTCGCGGAGCTGGTGGGGCGCTGGATCGACGGCGCGGTGGAGCTGCCCGTGGACGCCGAGGGCGAGGTCATCCACGTCGGGGACGAGCTGGACGGCTACGGCAAGACCATCGAGGTCGTGGAGCTGCGGTATGGGCGCAGCGGGTGGGTGCTTATCAGCAGGGACGGCAACGCCTACGCCGACACCTTCGCGTTCGCGCGTCATCGCGCCGCCACGCTGGGTGACGTGCCGCGCCTGCCCGCCCAGCGCGACCGCGAGTTGGGCAGCGCGAGGGTGTGGCAGTACACGCGGGACAGCGGGACGTGCCACCCAATTATCAGCGACAACCTAGCCGAGAGCGAGGGCACTGGCGACGCTTGGGCCGACTGCTCTGAGTGTGGGCACCTACTCTTCGTGCTCACGGACCCGACTAGCGAGCCGCCCAACTACTGCCCCAACTGCGGGCGAAAGGTGGTGGACGAATGAGCATCAAGACTGGTTTGGAGTACGTCGGCTGCATCGACCCGTGGACGGACAAGGAATGGTTGTCTGACGAAGAAATGCGCGTGGGGCGTCAGGAGGGAGGGTGCATGAGCATCTTAGACGTGTTCCGCCGAAAGCCCACTCTGCGTGAGCTGTGCCGACGTGAGCATGGCGACGAGTTCGCAAGTGACTATGACACGCTCGCAGCGGGCGGAGTAATCGGTGGGTATGCCGAGACCATTACGTTCATAAATATGGTCGAAGCGGTCAAGGCAAAGCACAAAGACGGATGGAGAAAGGAATGAGCATGCTATCCGCCCAGTGCGACAAGCTGCGAGCCATGGCCAAGAGCGCTGGGCTTGCGATGCCGCAGGCCGCGACGCTGATGATGGAGGCCGCCGACACCATCACCGAGCTGCGCGGCGCATTACAGGTTGCCAGTGTTGACTACAGGTACCTAGAGGCAAAGAACGCCAAGCTGCGGGAGCTGGTGAGAATCGCCATTGAGCATTACGACTCGGGTACTTGTGACGGATGCCCAATTCTGGGCGAAGACGAAAGTTGCCCGTATTCAGATATGGCACGCGAGCTTGGAATCGAGGTGGACTGATGGGCCTTTCGAGCGGCGCGACCCCGCGCCCGCCGCGCCCGCTCCGAGAGCCGCGCGCTGGGGCTGGGCTGATGTACGCGAGCGCCCGCGAATTCTTCGACGCGGCGAGGGAAGCCGCACGCGACGCGGAGCGAATCAGGCGGCAGCTCGACGGCATGGAGCGCCGCGCCCTCGCGCTGGGGGGCGGCGGCTTCGAGGGGCGCGTCAGGAGCACGCCCGACCCCGACCGCATCGGGCGCGGGGTGGCCGCGAAGGTCGACAACGAGGCCGTCCTGCGAGCGCGACAGGATGCGGACTACGCCCTCATCGACGCCGCGTGCGCCGTGCTCTACGGCCCCGACAACCGCAGCGGCCTGTACGCGCTGGTCGGCTGGCCCGCCGACGCGATATGGCACCACTACCTCGGGCTGCGCACGTGGGAGGACACCGCCGACCTGATGGGCTACAGCACGCGGCACGTGCAGGTGTGCGTGGCCGCCGCGCTGGACGTGGCCGACGCCAACGGCCAGATGTGGACGGAGCTGGGGGAGGGGATGGCAGAGTGAGCAGGACCGCGCACTACAACGTCACCTGCGACGACTGCAGGCGCTTCGGCTCCATCGGACCCCTCACGCGCGAGCAGACTGGATGGCCGCCGCACGACCCCATCGAGGTCACCGCGTGCTGGCCGGGTGGTGGACTGCCGCCCGCGCTCGCCGACGCTGCTGTGCCCGTGAAACTCCGCGCATCACTGCGCACTGTTGCGTGGTCATGCGCGCAACATCTGTGGTATGGATACATTGGACCAGTCAGCCCCTGCGCGAGAGCGTGGGGGCTTTTTCTTTAGGGCGGCACCATGTCAACCAACCCGCGCTACTCGAACGGCAACGCGCGCCGCAAGCTGCGCTCGTGGCTGCGCTCGCAGGGGATGCCGTGCGCCATCTGCGGACAGCCCATCGACTACACGCTGCCCGCTGGTCACCCGCTTTCGTTCGAGGTGGACGAGATCAGACCCGTCTCGCGCTGGCGCGAGTTCGGGTACCCGTCCGCCAAGGCCGCGGCGCTCGACCGCGCGAACGTGCAGGCGACGCACCGCATCTGCAACGAGCGCAAGGGCGCGAAGGTGACCTATGCCCCTCGCCCGGCGCAGCGGGCGCTGCTGACATCGCGCGAGAGGTAGGGGCACAAG